CACATTACAAGTAGTTGTGTCAAGCATTGGCTAGCTTTTGCCTCAAACTCGAGGCTAAGCCGGTTGGAGCTTGACATTTTCGAAAGTAGTGTAATGTTTACTGTTCCCAAGGCAACTGAAATCGATCGCGTGGCTTGTAAAGAGCCCGAGATCAATATGTTCTTGCAACGCTCTGTGGGTAACCATATCCGCAGGCGCCTCAGGAAGTACGGGATAGATCTTAACGATCAGACCCGCAACCAAGAGTTGGCCAAGATTGCCGTAAAACGTGATCTTGCGACCATCGATTTGAGTTCAGCGAGTGATTCCATTACGACGCAGCTTGTCTTTTCTTTGCTGCCTCTCGACTGGTTTCACCTTATGAACGATCTGAGGGTGAAAGCAACCATCATCGTCGACGGAGATGTCGAGACTCACCACGAGCTCGAGATGTTTTCGTCGATGGGAAATGGTTTTACCTTCGAACTCGAAAGCCTCCTTTTCTACGCTATTACGCGTGCGATAAGTTGGGAATTAGGGATCAAGGGGACCATTTCTGTCTTCGGTGATGACATCATAGCACCATGTGCCCTGGTAGGGCCTCTGATGCAGGTTTTCCATTTCTTTGGCTTCAAAACCAATGAAAAGAAGACCTTCTGGACCGGCAAGTTCCGGGAAAGTTGTGGTTGTCATTATTGGAATGGGGTAGACGTCAGTCCTTTCTATGTGAAGGGGCCTATCGTGAAGGTTACAGAGCTTATCAAGCTGCTGAACCAACTTCTGCAATGGGACGCATACGGCTACGGGTTCTTTCAGACCCAGCAGTGCGCAGAGTTCCACCGGAAGTATTCACGCCATGTACCGAAAATCCTCTATGGGGGCCAAAATATTGAAGAAATTGGCTCCCTAGTAACAGGGGATCTCCCTCGTCAACGGTTAGTTCCGAAGAAGAAGGACGTACAGGTCGACGCAAGCCTTGCATTGAAGCATTGGCTCGTCGTTAGGCGGTTTACGAGAACGAGTGACGAG